ATATTTTGAAACAACATTTGGGTAGATAGAGTTTAAAAATCTAAATTCATTTTCAGCATTGCTATAATTAAATCCAGCCCAAGTAAATTCATCAGCCATTTGACCGTCAGCAAGATTAAACAAAGCGTTTGTTGATGTTGAGTTTATAGTACCTAGTATTCTATAAAAACTACCCTTTTGTCTTTCTTCATTAAATCTTTCATCAGCATTTACCACTTTATTTATTGAGCTCGGTGGAAGCAATCTTTGTTTAGCATCTAAATTTAATTTTAAAAAAGTATCTACATTAACTAATTTCTTAGACGTTTCAGCGTTTAATCTTTGTATAAATCTCTCCATTTTAACCTGTTATTACTATTTGACAGCCAACGCTATCTGTTATTGTTGTTGTTATTATTGGTGATGGAGAATTTGTTATAGTAGCAACCGAAGTTTGTGTTGGTTGATTATATGTAAACGGTATTGTAAGCGGATTATTAGTTACAACTCCAATTCCACCAGTTACCGTGATAGTGTGATTATATACACCGCTGAAAACTTCGGTTAAAATACTACCATTTAACGCTTGTGTTGGTAACGCTACTTGAGGTTTAGTAATTGTTATTGTATTACTATAACAATCGTATGTTGGAGTGTTACTAAATCTAATTTTAATATCTGTAGACAACATTACATTAGGTATCGATAAAACCATATCATTTGATGACCCAGGAAAAAATAAAGTAACGTTTTCCCAAGCATCATTATCTAATTTATATGAAATATAAGCATTATCACCATAAGATAAACCAGCCGTAATATTAAACGAGATTCTATGTGTATTGGTAAGACATTGCCTATTTAAAACTTCTAAAGGTGCTGGAACTATAGTCAGTTGTGGGTTTGATGAATTAACTGTTGTTGTTATTGATACTGAAGAACCAGCATTGTCAACAACTGTTGTAACGTAATTACCACCGCCTAAACTGAACATATTTAACAAACCACTAAAATAACCATTAGGTCCAGTTGTTGTTATTGTATATGGTGTTACACCACCATAAACACTTAAAGATATCTGACCATTCCCTTGGTTATAACAATCGGTATCTATTTTTGAAGATAGTACAACTAAAGACTCTTGACCTACAATCGATAACCCTGTTGTTGAACAAGAATTCATTTCTACATCTGTTATTGTTAGAGTATAACCAATTAAATCAACACCTAAACCATCTATTATCAACGGAGCTGAATTAATAATACCAGAACTAATTTGCCCACCTAAAGAATTTAAAAGAGAATAAGAATAAGGTTGTAAACCACCACCAATATTAGCTGTTATTTGACCATCAAATGAAACCAATGATGTAGAGTTGTTTGATACAAAAACATTACAAAATAATGGTGGTGGACCAGCAACCACAACAGTTTGAGTCGTTGTGAACCCGAAAAAATCAACAATAGTAATGATATACGTACCAACAGCTAACCCTGTTAGTTCAACTATAGGTGGTGTTGTATCTACAGTTCCATCAAAAGAATAACCATTAGATGAAAAAACTGTATATGTGTAAGGCCCATGGCCACCAATTATTTCGAATATAATACCACCACTTGAATCATTGTTTGAATCTGGAGTTACTATTAAATCTAAAAATAGTGTTTGTTTTTTAACCAATTTACAAGTACCAAAATAACGTTGTAAAAGTTTTTCAACTGAACTTTTTCCTGGTACAGAACCAAAATACATAAAAAATGAATGTTCTGGTTGGTCATAAAAAGTGTAGTTTCCACCATACTCAGGATAACCTCTAAAATCTATGTAATCTTGTGGGTTATTTTGTAACGATGTAAAGTCATAAAATGGTAGATTGAATGTGTTAAAATCACTATTTAATGTTGTTAGTGGAATGTATTCGTTATCAGGTGTTGAGTCACTATTAAGATATAGAAAAGAATTTCTAAAAAACTTTCCATCAACACTTATTTCATCAGAACTAATAACACCATCTGCTTGGGAGATAATCGTACCGTCAGGTGCTTCAGTCGCTGCGTCTGAATCGACTAAAATTTCACAAATATGTCTGAAATTTAACGCTTGTGTGTTATCAACATGAAGACCTAAACAATTAACTGAAAATAATAAACCAGGAGCGTCACCAACATCTACAATACCAGTTTCTAATATTTGAGTACCATCAGAACTCATTTGTTGTATATCTGGCGGTAAATTATAACTTGTAGGTGTTAAAAATTTGTATAAATTAGGGAAGCCTTGCCAATCACATTCAAAAACTGAACCAAGACAAATAATATCAGTTGCAAATAATTTTTGTGTTACCTTGTGATTTGTTGAAGCATAATAAAACTCATCATCTAATTTCTTTATTAAACCCTCTCTAATTATACCTGTGACAGTAGCTTCATTTTGATTGTTATTACTACCTACTGGGTACATAGTGTCTAACAAGTATTGATTGTTACAATCATTATCTGGGATGTTATTTTCATTTTCGTCAACCCCACTATAATCAGGGTAACCTAAAAAGTCTCCACAATCATATTCACAAAATTTTTCATTACCCTTTTTTCTCTTTTTATATTTTAATAAAAACGAATACAATGTACCGTTTACCCAATCATTATAAAAATCAAATTTATACATGTTTAAAGATTTGGCCATACTAAAAGCTATACAATCGGACAACCCTTCCCTAAAATACGCTGTGGATTCTACACCACACCCAGGTGCAAATTGCACCACACCGTTATCCGTAGGACACCCTACCGTAATACAAGCAACCAAAGGTACAGGTGTTCCACCAACAAAATTTATAATAAGATTTAGCGCACCAATTATACCATTGATTGCTCCTATAATAACAGCGTTTATAATAAAAACTATATAGTTTATTATTGATATTATAATACAAAAATATGAGAATATAGGGTTCACATCTGTATCAACTCTGTTATAAGGAAACGGATTCTTATCACCGACACACCCATCAACATTTTTAATTGCTGTTATATTTCTATTACCAACACTTTTATTTGGTTGATATCTAGGAATGAAACTTGAAATACTATAGATTTTATTCCAATATAAATTTTTGAAACTTGAATCTTTGGTTTTTTCATTAAAATTATAATCAATCTCACTAACAATTTTTGGGTTATTCGGTACCAAATACTTCGCCCTAGTTCTAAGCCTACCTTCACCACCAGTTTCATCCATACCTATTCTAAATCTTACTTTAGACCTAGTTGGGAGTCCAATATTTGGGTCATTTGATGGAATCAAGGTACCATCTTCAGCTGTAACAAAATAATCTAAGTTCATAGGTATTTGATAAGCCCAAGTACCATCTTCATCAATAACTCTACCACCTTGAACTGAAAAATCTTCAATTTCACCATCGAAAGAATATCTAATCATTTCAACAGAACCCTCACTAGTTACTTGTTCACATAATTCACCTAAACCTTTTCTTGGCCTACAGTTTTTACTCACACTATTCTTGTCTTGGTCTCCAAAGATACTTCCGAAAAAAATAGCTGATGGTTGGATTGAATAATTTAAGTCAACATCCACACGGGTGATACCTACTTGACAATTCTCTAAATCACCCCAAAACGGTTGTACGTTTACACCAATATTAGCTGTTTTAATTTGGGGTAATTTATCTATGTTCGTCCCACCCATAAATTTAGTCGGACTATCGAATAATTTCTCTGGTGTGCCCTGTCTAACCAAATCATATGGTCGTTGTGAAACGATACCAATATCTGATATATCAGCATCAACATGAATTGTATATGTCCCAATTGGAACACCAAAAATCATAAAATCACCAGCATAATTTGTTGTTGTTGTAAATTTATAATACTTACAATAAATATTTGTTACTATGTCATTATCAAGGACTCCCCTTTTTGTTGGGAATGTACCTACTGGTGTAAAACAATTATTATTTGTTTCAGATTGATTTGGTAATAAATTATAACGAATCCCTCGATAATCTTTATCTGTGATTAATTCGTAAGGATACAACCCTCTAATTGTTGGGTTTTGTTTATCAACTTCATCAATAGGGATAAATACACTAACCTTGGCGTTTGGGACACCAAATCCGCTATTAACTAGAACCCTACCAACAACAACACCATAATCTGAACAGAATTGTCGATATGCGTCTTCCTGAGAAATATTTAAAGAAAGAATTTCAATAAAATCAAAATCTTGTTCTAAATTAACTTTTAAATATTTGTCATTTCCGTTAGGTGTTGTTCTTATTCTTATTGTATTTGACATTTCTTAAAATTTCTTATTTGTTATATCCTCAACATCCACCATATATAAGTCGTCTTCAGATACTTCATCATCATCGTCTTGCGTCTTTTTTATTTTACCATATAGAGACATCAAAATAGATTTTATATCAATTGATTCACTTAAAACTAACATTTTAAATACTATCCATATTATCGCAACAACAACTATTGGTAAAATAACCAAAAACAATAAGAAAATTATTGTTTTCAATATATAATTACTTATTGTCTTTGTTGACTTGATTTCTGTTTTATTAACAGTTTCGTTTTTACAATCGCAGCTCATATTAAAATTTTTATTAAATATAAGGTTTTAACGGTATAAGGAAACCTTACCCTTTAACTCTAACCTTGATATCCACATTAGGGAATTTGATTTCAAACATACTTATCGGGTCACCGTAAAGTGTGTAGTCAAAAGAAATATCTACTTGTCTAGTTGTCGCATCTAAATATGGTTGAGATATTTCATTTAAACTATAACCATCTCCTACTTTATTGAAGATTCTCACATCGATTACGTTTAAAACACCACCAACATTATTTATTGTTTCAACCAATGGTGATAAATAAACATTTTCACCCATTTGAAATTTATTTATGTTCATATAAGTCTGAACATCAGTAATTATTTGACTTATTATTTGTGACTTAGGGCTTTTCTTATCGATATACACATCAATTTCAAAAGCAAGGTTAATAACCTTTCCGTTTGTGACAAAAACATAGTCATTTAACATTCTATAATCAGATAAATAATTAGCTATATTATCTCTTAGGGTACTAGTTGATGAGTTATCAAGTTTTGTATCAGCATTTAACCCTAAAATATAAATTTGAATCTTATTTTGGTTTTCAAACACCCCACATCTAAAAGGTACACCAAATTCTCCAGGCATCAAACTAATTCTAGCTTGATAATCCTTAATTAATACGCATCTATTTTGTGATGAGAAATTATAACGAACTAAATTCCTAACTTCCTCAACGCTTGGTTCATTTCTACCACCCAAAGCTGGGAAATTATTGTTTACAACCAAAGAAGCTTTAACAGCATTATTTATCGCAACATTTAATCCATTAACCGACATATCTACGGTACCTAAATTTGTTAATACACCAGTACCCAAATTTGTATCAGCACCCCCACCAACTCTATATTTAATAAACATGGATGTATTTGCTGTTGGTGTTTCACCTAGTGACATGTTATTAATAAAATCACCTATTTGATTAACCAATGCTTTATTAGAGCCGAAATCACATAAACTGCTTATGTCTTGACT